TTCGATACATGAGATAAGAAAACTGACAAACAGTAAATACACACGAGTAAGAAGAAAAATAACCCCCACCACACCAGCCAAAACACCAGGTACAATTGGCCTAGAAACACAAGAAAGGAGGCCTGATGTCACATGACAACCCCCACCAACCCGAAAACCGCGACCAAGTGGCAAGGGATAAGACTCGGGATACTGTCCCTATTCGACCTCAAGGGAACCTGGACGATGCGTCAGACGCAGAAACTGATACCTCCCCCGAGAACGCAGACATCAGTAGCAGAAACACTCCTCAACGGGGCACAACTGGTAACCAACCAGAAGAATCCGAACAACTCGTAGCTTTCCTTCAACAAAACAACATTTCTCTACCACTCCCCATCCCGGATGTGGAGAAAATGTCAGAGCTTAAAAAGGAAACTCCCGAACTCTACTCGACCTACGTCCACGCCCTAAACAGCTCAATTGAGGCCGACTACATCCAACGAACAGTCCCCTACACTGGCCCAATAGAAAACGCCGCAAACGGCCGGAAGCACGGGCTCATCGTCGTATTGTCCGTCCTCGTTGTCTCAACAATTGCGCTCTACCTTGACCACCCGTGGTTTGCAGCTTTCCTCACTGGACTTGATGTGGTTGGGCTAGCTGCCGTATTTGGATCAACCAATACCGGCGATGAAAAGAAGTCATCATCCGGTAAGGGCTGAGTTTCACACGTGGAGAAGTGGCCTTACTCGTCTAATGAATACGTCACCCCGCCCGCATCGTCCAACAACGCTGGACGGCCCCGATACGCCACCGGCACCTCCCCCGGCTCCTGCCAGGTATGAACACTCAACCCAATCCGAGCCGACTCCTCCGGGTGAGCATGGGCCCAGTCATGACAAGCCCTACAGATAAACACGAGGTTCGTTACCGTGTGTTCACCGCCACGCGACCGGTACTGCCTATGGTGAAGCTGCTCAGCGCCCCCGGTACACACCGGAAACACCATCGCCTCACACCGGCCATCAGCACGATCACCAACAACACGGGCCACCTCAACAGGCATTTTCTTCCGCCTACCCATCGTGACCCGCCGCCTGATACGCCGCATTCACCGACTTCTGCACCGACTGCAACGCCGACAACTTATCCCTATACGAGCGCTGATAATCCACAATCCGCTTATACTTCGCCTCCGCAACACGAGCCGCCGTCGCAGCGTCATACGAGTTCAACACCGCCTTTTGTTTACGGTCCTCGACAGACCCCGACTCAGAGACAAAATACTCAGCGAACACCTTCTTAAACTCCAGCTCCGCTAGCTGCCATTGGCTATACGCCTCACTCGCTGGCTCGATACATTGAGCAATATTCGTTGTCGCTCTACGTATCTCAGACTCAATCTGAACCGGATTCAACGGCGCATACTCACTCATCCGGCCCGCCACCTTCCAGCTCATCCGTGCGCTTCTTAAACGCCTGCCACAACGACTGGTCAGTCACCTCAGCGGCCTTAGCCTCCTCCCACAACGCGCGCAAAGCCCCCACATCAGGCACCGACTTCAACCGGTCAACAATCAACCGGCGGTCCTCATCCCGCTTCACCTTCCGCATCTCCTCACGGGTGACACGACGATTACCCCCATACCCAAGATTCGCCAACGCCCGACCAATAGCCGACGTCTCGCACGTCTCCAACGCCGCAGTCCGCTGGGTCATACCCGCGCCATCAAGCTCAAACGCGTAGCCGGTCGCATCCGGCATCCCCGTATTCTCCGCATCCCGCCACACACGGGCTTTAATAATCCAGCGTGTGTGCCCCGGATCACCCTCATACGTCAACTCAGTCAAACAACGGAAATTCGGATAATCCCTCCGAAAACGCAGTATGCGCTCCTCAACAGACTCATAATTTTCAAGATCAATCTTGGCCATTACGCGGCCCCCTTCCACTTCAATGTGACCCGCTGAGAAGGGGCCTTCCCCGGCTTCATAAACCGCTCATACAGCTCAGGCTCCGCCCTCTTGAACCCGGCGGTATCAAACCGGGACGACCGCTTCGGCGTTGACAGCGTTACCTGCACATCATCATCCGAATAGCTGAAATCCTTCCCGCCCGTGAACTCCCTGATCTCCGCCTTCAACTGGTCCTCCAGCTCGCGGGCCTGAGCCTTCAACTTCGACAACTCACAAACGCGATCCGCAAAGAAATCGGGCAACCGGGCCTCCACATGCTCAGCCTCAAAATCCTTCTGACGAGCCAACAAAGCCACAAGCACCTCCTGCATGTCCCGATCCGGGCGGACAATGAAATGGTCAATCCCGCGCGGCTCGAAATCCTCGTGATACTCAAACACCAGCACACACGCCTCAGCGCCCGTCACCAACAACTGCCACTGAACCTGCCACAAGTAGCGGTCCGGCACATCCTCCAGCTTCCACCACATCTTTGTCGTGGTCTTAGCTTCAGCCAGCACCGCCACCGTGCCATCGTCACGTGTGCCTACAGCGTCCGGGGTGCACGCAGCGTCTTCTATCTCTGGTGAGACATAAAGGTCGGTGCTGTGAACCAACCTCGAGTCCACATGCTCCCGCGCGTAATTCACCAACACCGGCTCCCGCTCATGCCCCCACTGCGTATACGAATTACCGGCAAACGGCTTGCTCAACCCATGCCGATCCCGATACACACGCTCACGGGAACCGGAACCACCAGTCGCCAGATCAGCCATCATCGTCGCCGTGAAATACTGCTTCCTAGCTTCCAACCACTCCTGCTCAGAAACAAACTCCAATACCTTATATTTCTTCTCCGCCATTGCTAACTCACCGTCCCCAACCAAACCAGATCAATAAACAACACCCCAATAGCCACAACACCAATCATGGCGCGACCAAACAACCCCCACGACCAGCGAAAACGGCCCCGACTATCCTCATAAGCCTCATTCGCCAAATCAATAAACGTCATATCCAACTCATCATCAACGCGGGCGTGACGACCGGCCGGGTGATCCACCATCGACTTCAAAACCTCTTCACCGCGCGTCACGCCGCCACCCCCTCAGACACAAACTCATCAACAGCCCAAGCCGGAATACGCCAATCAGAAAACGGCGACCGCTTCGGCAAAGTCCGCAACTGGCCACTACGAACCAGCGCATACACCGAATTCGCACTCAACCCCAACATGTCCGCCACTTCACCAACTCGATACACACGGCGTACACTAAAAACTTGCCTTCTTTTCTTAGGCATTTTCACCACTCCTTCTTTGGTGACAATGAGGGGCCAAGGCTGTTGCGAGTAGACGCCAATCCAGACGCAACAACCTAAGGCCCCTCCCCTTTTTTCACATACGGGAAACAACCGTTGTTTCCCTTGTGGGCGGGCGGGGAATCGAACCCCACAGGTAGCCATAGTGCATTGACCACCCCGCGATGCCTTGTTGCACGGGCACACCAGCGCCACCCCAAAAAAAATTGTTAACACCCCGTGTCGTTACCTCCACCACAGCCGTCGCCAATGGCAGGTGTAGGGAGGTCCTCGCGCGTCTAAGCACCAGCGCTCACTCCCCGTATCCCACAGGGCTATTCACTATGCGATTAATCAAATAACACCGGGCTGTTAAACCCTTGTGCCCTACCCAGATCACGAATCCGAGGGGTCTTACCCTGTAGGGCTACTGTGACAAAACATCTGACGAAATACGGGGCGTATTCATATAGGGCCAGTTTTGTCGTATGTGACGAAACAAAACGACACACCGCTAGCTGTGCAGAGTCGAATAAAGAATTACTTGAGACCAAACGCAGCCGGGTCTAAGAGCTTTTCACCCTTGATCGCATTACATTCCACATGAACAGGACGAAGATTCTCTGGAATAGTCATGCCGCCACGAATCGTTGGGATAACATGGTCAACGCAAACCCCTAGAGGGTCTGACCAATCGAGAGGCTTCCCACATAAATAGCAAGTGTGAAATTGCTTCAAGTGCTCAAATAATCCAATATTGCCGCTTACTCGACACTCATATGCGCGCTGCCTACACGATCTAGAGCAATACTTCGGTTTCCGACCACGCCCGTTGTACTCAAGAGGGTTTCCACACCAAAGACAACAACCAAGCTCAGCGTCTAAAGGAATTTTCAGCCTTAATCCCCTCAACTCAATCAACCTCCTTTCCTTTTCCTTGTTCGCGCGGCTTCCCCACAACACGAACCACACACCGCACGAACTACAAATTCGACTCCTCAACACCGAACAACTTGTCAATATGAGCCTTTCGGCATCCAAAGACCACGGTTACTGAAACTCGGTCTAAGAAGTCGAAGTAGTTAATGCCTACGGGTCCTGGGCTGCTTGTTGCCAGTCCAGGATCTCGGCCAGTACCGCTTTAGCCACCTTCGGCACAATCTCGTACTCAATGAGAATCCCCTCCGAGGCACCATCAATATTGAGGTTGATCCCCAACGAATCCGCCTCAATATTGAGCTTCGCAACCTTCCGCATGATCTTTCCTTCCTTGTAGCTGAATAGACTCTCGTTTAGCGCAACTAGCGCTAGAAAGAGAGGTGAAAAAGATGAAAACCAAACTTGTGATTGCCGATCAGGAGTTCCTTCTTGACGACACCGACCAAAACCAAGAGATTGTTCGGAAGATTCAGGAAGGTACCTATCCCGGCCTTGTTAATTTGGACACAGCCCCTGGGCCTATTTCGGCGAATCTATCGGAAGCTGTGCCGTTTGTACTTGTTGCAATGAGTGGCAAACGAAACGCTCGACGCAAAAGTGCGATACTCTAGTACCCATTCATGACTAGATGGTCGGCGACATTAAGAACACCGGTCAAGGCTTTAATGTCGTCACCATCTAGCCTCTCGGAACCATCCTGGACGGAAAGCACCACGGCACGATCCTCGGTTACTACGTGGATTCCCTTAACCCACGCCTCCAAAGCTGGTTTCAGCTTCATCGTCATCACTAATCCTTCCCATTTATGCGGCAACACTGTCGTAAACCGTGTCGAAAAGGCCGGAAATATAGTTCTCATCGCCCTGCAACGTGCTCACACGCAACGCAAACCGAGGCGTCACCTCAGCACCAGCCCGAAGCTGCGCCAACTCATCAATAGAAACCAGCAACAATGCGGCAAGCTGCGAATCTGTCCTCAAATTCCTCGACCGCATGATGTGATCCAAAGCGCCCGGCCGGAAACGGTATACAGGCCTAGTCTGCGTCGATGTCGTCATAATTTCCTCCTTGTAACTGTGTTTGAGCACCACCCCACCGTTTGAGCGCAGCGGCGATACGCTCAGCACCCATCGGTGTGATCTTCAGTGTTTGCTTCACCTCACCGTTAATGCGTGGAGCGTCATGGCATGGAATGGGCCGGAAATAGCGTTTCTTATCGGAACGCGCCCGGTACTGGTTTTCTGTGACCACAGCTTCCCGTTTGTTTGACCAGCGCTTCCCGGTGATGCGGTAAATCCAGTTATGTTCAATGAGAAGCTCGCGTAGGTCCTGCTCACCGATATTCAGCTGGTTAGCTAGTGTGCGGAACTGAATTAAGTCCTCATCGGCCACATAGGTATCGACATAAGCGGCCTTGGGGGCCATTTCCGCATTAGCTGCTTCTAGCTCTCGCACTTGCCGATAAGTGACCTGGAGGGCACGTTGCACGAGTTTCGCTTCATCAAGTTCGGAGAGCTCACCCTCTTGGTAGCGCCGTTCGACCTCGATGAAGTACTGCCGCGCTTGCTTGCCTCGGTCTGTGCGTTGGATCATGGCTATCTCTTTGGCCATATCCAATGTGAGTATGTGGTCTTGCATCGGACGACCACCGGTGCTTTTTTCGATTTTTCGAATAAAGTCCTTTCCCTCTTCGAAGCCGTAGCCAACCATCCGAGGAAACCACTCCATGTAGTTCGCCTTGACTTTGAGGAATTGGTGTAGGTCGCGCCCGAGGACGGCTTTACGCCCCTCTTTGTCATCATGGATGGGGATGAGATCGTTCATTTGTGAGTCTCCTCTGCGATTCCAGTCAGGCAGGTACACACTGCGACCAGCACGAAGTACCATTTCGACGAATTAGCTACGAGAAACAAAGCGATGCTGATCAAGTAACCCAGGTAAGGCCAGTAGCTCGGCAGCCTCATGTTTTCTCCTTGTGTGGTGGTAGTGTTAGGGGCTGTAGCCCGCCGGGGCTGGATAATTCTGGTATCCAGCGCCGGGGGCTACTTTCTTTGCCCTCTCCGGTATCTCTTTCGTCGCCGGTGTTCACCTTTTGGTCTGTCCTGCACGGTCCAGACGAAGGTAATTACCAGGTTGAGGAGTGAGATTCCTTCGAGGACGTGATGGAGGATTTCCATCTTGTCCCCTTTCAGCACTGCTCTCTGCGGTGCTGATTTCATATTGCCGTATTTTCAGGCGTATTGCAACTATGGTGAAAATAAACAGCTTAAGCCACCCCCACTAGTCACCCCCGATATATATTTTTACCTGCAGATATTTGTAAATACGGCACATTGCAATACAATTGCCATATGCGCAATGAAACAGACTTCGTCTCTTGGTTCAACCACCTCATAGGCGATGACACACAGAAGATCGCGGCCAAAAAAGCTGGCTTAATAGAATCGACCCTTTCCCGACAACTCTCCCGTAAGACCTTCCGCCCTGAGATGGTTATTGCGTTGTGCCGCGCTTATGACCGTTCACCCGTCACCGGACTTATCGAGACCGGATACATCAATGAGTGGGAAACCGAAGGCGTATCCATCCCCTACGCCCTCAACAAAGCCACCAATGAACAAATACTCGACGAAATCAACCGCCGCTCCGACCCCGAAGCCCGCTACCTGTTCACCAACGACAGCGACGACACCCTCATAGACTTCGACCCCAGCGCCCAAACCGACGAACTTGCACAGCGCCGTTATGTCACACCCCCTGATTACGATGACACCACACCCGACGAGGAGGACCTCCCCTACGTCGCCGACAACTCACCAGACGAACCAATGCCAGGAGATGATGACTACTTTGACGGCCCCTAACCTCGAAACGCTCGCCGCAACCCACGGAATCACCATCACCACCCACACCGGAGGCGACAAAGGCCGCTGGTACAGCGACACCCGCATCATCAGCCTAAGGAATAACCTTCACCCAATTGCTTACCGCTGCCCACTCGCCCACGAACTCGGCCACGCCATCTGCGGCCACGACAGCAAAGCCGAAGGATGGTTTAAAGAACGCCAAGAGCACGAAGCCGATACATGGGCTGCTAATCTACTTATTGGTCAGGATGAATATATGGATGCCGAACTCATCCATGGTTCCTGCCCAGGAGCAATTGCCCTAGAGCTAGGCGTCACCATACACCTGGTCAACATATGGGCATCCCACCACAATTCCGAAAGACACGTCACCTCATGAGCGTTTCACAAGCCATCGACACACTCGCCTCTAAAGTCAAAGAACTTAAACCCGTCATCGAGACCGAAGAAGCAACCAAAACCGCATTTATCATCCCCTTCATCTCCGACGTTCTCGGATATGACGTCACAGACCCACGAGAAGTCATCCCCGAGTACACAGCAGACATCGGTAAACGGCGAGGCGAAAAAGTCGACTTCGCCATCAAATCCGGAGGCGATTTCCGATTCCTCATTGAGTGCAAAAAGATCGGTGAACCACTATGCCTCGATCATGCCACTCAACTCGTCCGTTACTTCAACGTCACCGACACTGAATTCGCCATCCTAACCAATGGGGAAGTCTACGAATTCTATGCACAGCTCGACGCAGCAAACCGCATGGATGAAAAGCCGTTTATGACGATCGACCTCAACCAAGTAGACGCACGTGTATTCCCTCACCTCGAAATGTGCACGAAGGCTAAATTCGATTCGGACACCATCGCTGCTAGCGCCGAGCAACTGAAATATATTTCAGAGATTCGAAAAGTGTTGGGAGCGCAATTTACTAAGCCGGATCAGGACTGGGTGAGGATGATAGCCTCTCGGGTTACTACAAAGCGGATGACAGCACAAAACCTAGATGAGTTCACAAGCCTTGTATCGACAGCTCAAGCCCAATTCCTGAGAGACGAGGCAAATCGAAGGTTACGGACTGCACAAGAGTACGAAGAGGGTGGATCTGCTACAACATCTGAGAAGACTTCTCCAGCCGATGACGCTGAAGTATCTCAACCAGCATCCGAAATCGTCACGACCGAGGAAGAGCTCGACGCGTTCTCAATTATTAGAGCTATTGGTTGTGCTGAGGTATCAATTGACGATATAGCTATTCGTGATGCTAAGACTTATTGCGCCATTCTGTTCCAAGATAACAATCGGAAGCCAATTGCGCGGCTTTACTTTGATAGGCGGGTTCCTCAAATCGGGATCTTCGATGCTAACCGGGAGGAGCATCGTTTCGATCTGAGTAGTGTTTCCGATATTTATCAGCATTCTGAGCTTATACGTGAGCGTTGTGCATCGCTCAAGTGAACCGGTCGTCTTTTCTTCAATAAAACACTTGAGTACGGCCCCACCCAGGGGCCATCGCCCACGAACTCGGCGTCACCAACCACCTAGTAGAGGTATGGCG